CTTGCTGCCCGGATGTTTCTATACCAACACTCATAGGTTGCCACTTCTTTACATAACGGAATACATCATCAATATTCTCTTGCATAGTTTGACGTATACACTGACCATCTACAAGAAGCCAATCACTATTACTAGATACCGCCCATACTCCTATAGTGGAGAAGTCAGCAGATTTCTTAGTACTGGTTGCGAAGTCAGTGGATATATAGAAGTTGTAATTCAGTTTATTCTTCTTAATAATAGAAGGATCAAACCATTGTATATCTTCTTCCTCCACAAGTAATGTTGATAAGTCTGTGATTTCTAACATAAATTCTTGGTAAAAATCTTGGGACTTGCCTGCAGCTTTGTACATCTCGTACTTATCTGATACAGATTCAAACGTAAAACGATCTTCCCAGTTACCTACAAACTCTTCTTTAGTGCAAGGAAACTTCTCAGCAATAGGAAACTTATGTACTACCCATGTAGGGTTAGTACTTAGCTGATGAATAATATCTCGTTCAGATATAGGTGTTCCGATAAAGAAGATTTTATATCTAGTGGGGTGTAGGGCAGGAATTACTGACTTATAGAAGTTATCGTTAATGGTATTCTGTATAGTTTCAGAATTAATAGCATCGTTGGTAGTGATGTCATCCAATATAATAATATCAGGACGTGCACCTTTATAACGAACACCACGAATGTTGGTACTTGCACCATATCCCTTTAAGTTCAGCTCAACACCGTCTACGTTAATCAACTCCATCTCTGAGTCAGTCTTACGTTTGATCTTAAGTAACTGCTGGAGTAGTACAGACCTGTCTATTTTTCCAGCAATGTTACGGAAAAAGTTCTTTGTACCATTCTCCATACTGTCACCAACAAAACCTATGAACTCTACCTTACCAAAATTGTGCATGGTACCCATAGCGGCTACATATATTACTAACCACTCCATCATAGTAGACTTAGCACTACCACGGAAGGCCTCTATTAGCACTTGCTTATCTGTACTAAAGTACTTATCCGCTAGTTTGTAGTGTATCTCAGCGTTAGCATTGTCCTCTACGTTACAGGCTCGGATGAAAGATATGAATTTTACCGCTTCAGTCGATGGAATATACTTGCTCATTACACAAAATCCTCAGGCCGTTCTTTCATAGCAAGGGCTAGTACAGTCTTTAAGCATGTCTTTAGTATCTTTGCAGACATATTAAAATCATCTCCAATCTGCACCGTTACATTATCGTCTAATCTGAAGATATTACGGGCAGTAATAGTACCATCGCTTAGAGTACTATTAGTTAGGTCTGTACTGCTAATAGCTGTTGTACCCCAGGAACCAACTAACGTATTGTTGCTACTACGAACACTACTATTACTAAACATAAGTAACTTCTCCTTCAATAATGTCGTCATCTACAACTTTAAGAGCCCCCAGTTCTTTTAAACTAGTGGATCCTGCTTCAAGATGTTTCAAAGAACGTCCAGCAATCTCCGCTAGTTGGTCATTTAACTGCTGTACGGCACTAGATTCAGAGACACCAACGTCTAATTCAATCTTAACATTCTCTACACCCTTAGTTGCAGCAAGTAATTCCTTAGCAGCGTTGATTCTATCGCGGTCATACCGTCCAGATTCCATAACTTCTGCCAGTACACCGATAGCTTTGTAGCGGTGACCAGTAAAAATCAGGTCTAAAGGCACTTGACTGACTGTAAGTATATCAACAACAAGCTTAGTTCTGCGATAACGGGAGGCAGCACTAGTTAATTCTGTATACCTAGGGTCAGATGTTGCTAATCCTAGTCTATTCTGTACAAATTCACGATCTGCAAATACCTTTTTATACGCTTCTGTGTAGTTAGACTTGTTAGTCATCATATACGCGCAGAATCGAACAGCATTTAGGTATTCAGGTACAGAGGCTCTTGCGCCTTTTAGTACAGATTCGTACGTAGATGCCGTTTGTAGGAGGGATTCTCCTTGAAATTCAGGGTCATTAGTGGAAGCATTGATAATGTCGACAGCTTCCTGAGTAATGAAATTCTTTTTCTTGGGCATTGCTTGTTTTACATCAGCAATTGTTAATATAGTACCCATATTTATTCCTTATATGTAAAGTGGTGTATGCTATTTTTTATATTAGCACAAAAAAAGCCTCTATACAAGAGGCCTAACAGTACCAGGAGAGGAGAGTTTTATTATAGGTTTGGGTGTTCTGCTCCAGTATAGTCTTTGTATTGTGCGGAATCAATAAGCCAACGCATCTTTTTTCTTAATTTTGCTTCGTACATATCAGAAGCATGCATAAGGTTAGGGTGAACTTCCCATGAAAAGAAGTTACCTGACCGGTCATACCTCTCTTTAAGATACTCTAGTTCTTCACATGGTGTTCTTATGTTGTCTTTACAGACCTTCATCCAAATCTTTTCCGTTTAAAAGGTTCTCGTACACTACTACTACTTTATCCAGCGGCACCTCAAAAAACTCAGTACTACCACTAAATACTTTAGAAGGTGTATAGCTGTATTCCTTGAAGTGATTATGTAGCAATGCTTCTTTTTCGTAAACGTTCCCTGTTTCTCTAAAACGTTTAGGCCTACAGTAAGGGAATTCTCTGTATCTCTTAAATATACTAACAAGTATCTCGGAAACACGTTCCTCAACTGTACGGGTTGTTACTCCTATCTTGACAATATCCTTGTCATCTAACCGGAAGTGTACTAGGTACAGTATACCTAAGTCTTCCTCTAAATTTGTTTCTTTGTCTACCTTAATCTTCATCGTTATCGTGAAAGTTTAATGGCTTGTACGGACTGTCTTCTGGCAGGTCCTGGTACAGCTCTTCTTCTAGAATCTCTAATACATCTTCAAAAGATAGAGTTCTAGGGTTGTCAATATCGTCTAGTTTCATGGCACCTAAATGGTTCCTTGTTATTGTTAATATTCGCAGTATACCATAGAAAAACTTTTACACAAAGTGCTCGGGATATCTCTTCACATCAAAGGGGTTGTGCATCTTATCGTCTTTCACAAAGAAAGCAGGCCTATCTTCCACTATTGCTAACGCAGCTTCTATACCATTGTAGAACCCATGTGCATGCCCGGTAGGGAAGAAGTCACCCCCGCCTTTCATGTTACTTTTGTACATTAGTAGTATCTTATGTATATCTTCAACAGTTCTCATTGCTTGCTACTCTGCATTGGAATTCACCTCTTTATACTTAGCCAGCTCAAACAGTATAGCTTTCATCATCATCTCTTTACCTTCAGTAGTAATGCTCTGGTATTCAGCCAATCTACTACCGTACCATAAATACATCGGACTAGATAACGGCAACTCTTCCACACTATACTTAACCAGCACCTCATGCGTATCATCAATAGTCACATCTTTCAAACCAGCGTTATCCTTAATAATCTTGGCTAAAGTGTTTATCCTATTAGTAGTTATCTCCTCACCTTTACTATAATTATAAATAACAACAGACTTGCCATCAAACAGGGGCCCTATCAGACTAGGTTCCTTAACCGCCACATACTTGCAGTTCTTCAACGTAGGCACACTAATCGCCCACTGCGTCGCAATCACTTGGTTAGTTTCCTGCGTCCTTAACTGCTGCTTGTACGCACTCACTGTCTTCTGGGTCATAGTAAGATTACGCCTCGTATTCAAACTCTTAACAATAGCACCCACTTCCTCCTCAGTTAAGTCATCCCCTAGTTCCCTAACCTTTAACTCCACATTAAGAGATCTAGCGGATAGCTGCCTGCATCTCCCATCAACAATCTCGCCCTTCCATAAAACAATCGGCTCCTCTTGCCCCCTGGTAGCTAGATCATTTGTTAAAGCCAGCTGTTCTTGCTCACTTGCCATAGCTACAATATTAGCTAACTGGTGTATTGGATATACCTTCATTACATTACCGTATATTACATTTATTCAATACAGCGAGTATAGCATATATCTAATAAATGTCCAGTAAATATCTAATCTCTAGCTGGTTATAGAGACATAGCAGATATGACTTTACCTATATTAGTACCCAAGGTATCTTCCTCTTTAAGCCTAATAAGATCACAGCTCAGATGCTTACATACCTCATTAGTTCGGTCTTCATCTTTATCCTTATACTGATCATGGTGAAACTCATCAAACTCTATAACCAAGTTGTGACTAGGTAGGTAACCGTCTAGTACATACTTATGTTGAAGGATTGCATACTGAGTAAGTAGATCATGACCTAGCTCCTTTAGGGTGTCCTTTAAGGTATCTAGTAACTCTATCTCTTTCCTAGCATGGTGTTGGGTGATTACTATAGTACCGTGCTTAGCGTATAGATCATTTAACACACGAGTTCTATTTGGATTAGACATACGCACATTCTCAACAATTCCGATAGCTAGTGTGAGGGGTAGAGAGTAGATGCGTTTGATACCACTTCGTCTTTCTGTGGTTAGGTACTGCTCTAGGTCTATATCATGATTCATACAATATATTTCACACTTCACATTAAACTTTCTGTGTTCTGAAAATACCAGTTCTTTGGCTAGGTATTCGGTAGTAACGATGTCCATAATAAACTCCTTAATTAGTATTTTTGTATTATAGCAGGGTGGAGATTAAATGTCCAGGTGGCTAGAAATAACCATCAAAGTATCCACTTCCCTATATATTTAATATATATAATATCCACTTGGTTACTTTTTGACCAGTTTTAGGCCTATAGATGAGAATCATTCTCAACTCGGTATATGTGGAATTTGTTATTTTTATTTTTGAGGGAGAACTTCATAGCAGTTATTAGTTACACATTTTGCCTCGAACTCTGCTATGTAGAAATATTATTATATTTTGTAAGAGATCAATACTCCTCCTGCGGTAACTAACAAGAAGAGGTACCCCCCGATACTCCGTATCTAGGGTCCCTTTTTCTCTATCCTAACGTAATGGCACGTTTGCCTTAATCGTATGGAGTAGTAAATTATGAAAATTTCAACTAACGCACAGTACAAGCAAGTTGTAAAGTCCCTTAGAAAGAAGGGGTACACAGCAGCAGATGTGTTCCCAGTACTAGAGGAAGCAGGCTTCTCAGTACAGATCAAAAAACCCAAAGCACTCTACGAGGGGATTTATGCAAGTCGCGTCATAGCAATGATGCACCACGCAGAGGAAGCACCGGAAAAAGCACCGGTCGCTTCGACTCCGCTTAAGCTGTAACAACTCAGGTCTACCTAACGGTAGGCCTTGAGTTTTTTTGCCACACCTTCACGGATAGAACCTTCCACACCTTTCACACCTTATCCTTATGGTATGAAGCCTTTAAGCTAAGGTATACAGTAGTTAAGTTCAATCAACGAGGAATTAGTCATGGAATTAATAGGTTTAGTAATAGTTGTAGTATTAATCTTAGCCTACTATGGGTTT